CCGAGATCGCGGCGGCGCTGCGTGAGGACATCAGGCTCGGGTTTTTCCTCGACAAGATCAAGTTGCCCGAGGTCGATACGCGGACAATGACCGCGTTGGAGGTGCAGAAGCGGCTTGAGGAACACATCCGTTCGGCCAGCCCGTTGTTCGAGCCGGTCGAGGATGAATACAACATTCCGCTGTGCAATCTCGACTTTGAAATCCTGAAGGCCAACGGCGCGTTTGGTGCCCCGGAAGATATCCCGGATGTGTTGCAGGGCGCACAGGTCGAGTTCAAAATTCGTTCGCCGCTGCGCGACGCGCAGGACCAGGCCAAGGCCGGGTTGTTTGGCGATATCCTTCAGCGGGTGCTGATGCCAGCGGCTGAGATCGATCCGGCGCAAATGTCGAACATCGATTTGACCAAGGCGGTGCGCGACGCATTGCGTGGCGCCGGAGTGCCGGCCGATTGGATAGCCGACGAGGATATGGTTGCCCAGGCCAAGCAGGCTTTAGCTGAACAGCAGAAGATGATGGCCGGTATCGATGCTGTCCGGCAGGGCGGCGAGGCGGCCGATGCCGTTGGCCGTGGCGCGGCGTCCGTGGGTGCGCTAGCCGATGTCGGTTAAGTCCAGTTTTGCCAGTGCATCCTGCATCCTGGAGGCGACTGCAAACCAATACGATAGCGACAAGTGGTCGATTGCAAACGGCCCTTTTAGGCCCGCAATATCTGCGGTGGTGCGGATGACGGCCACCTTCAAATCGTCTCGACCAATCTCGCCAATGTGAAGCCGTAATTGTTCCGCTGCTTCGTGGCTGTGAGAGAGAAACGTTGTGTTTGGCTTGGCGCCAGCGATTGCAGCGTGCGTCTTGCCGCTTCGATTCAACATACTAAGGGCGGCTGAGATATTGCCGAACGGTATTTGAAGGTCATTCATGTTTCAGACCACCTATGCCGAAAAGGGATGCTAAGTGACACAACCGCTAAAGCCCAAGCGTAAGGCAATTTGGCATCCAGTTCAACTCAATACCGATGCCGCATATGCGCTACAGGCCATGTCTCGTGGCGAGGCAACAGACCATCAACAGAAGTTCGTTCTTGACTGGTTAATCACAGACACCTGTCAGACTTACGAGGAACCGTTCACGCCGGACAGTGTGCGCGTGACCGATTATGTGCTCGGCCGCCGATCTGTCGGCTTGGGCATTGTCAAACACCTGACGATCAGCCCGGCAAAACTGGCGGGCAACAAAGCGGAGACTGAGTGACCCCATGTCCAATACCGATGTTGTGACCGATGACCAGGAAGCCCAAACCATTATTGCCGACGCGTCTGACCCGCCCGCTGATAACGATGGCGATACGCCGGCCGCCGACAAATCCGCCGCGCCTGTCAAGACCGATAAAGCCCCGGACGATCCCGGTGCGACACTCGCCGGAGGCGGTGAAGCCGTCAAAACACCGGTCCCCACCGACTTCCCCGACGACTGGCGGGTCCGGTTTGCTGGCGAGGATAAGAAAGCGCTCAAAACCCTAGAGCGCATGGCAACCCCGGCCGATCTGTGGAAATCGTACAGCGAGGCCAAGTCGGCACTCAATGCCGGTGATCTGGTCAAGGTGCCGGGCAAGAAGGCAACCAAGGATGAGGTCGCTGCCTTCAACAAGGCGCTCGGCGTGCCGGAAACACCGGAAGCCTATCTGGACAATATCAAGCTGTCCAAGGACCGGGTGCTCGGCGACGATGACAAGCCGGTGCTGGAAAGCTTCGTCAAAGCAATGCATCCGGCAGGCGCGACCCCGGCTGTGGTTAACGCCGCCACTAACTGGTGGTTCGACTATCAGCAGGCTGTGCAAGAACAGCAGGAGCAGTCCGATAGCGACTTCCGGATTGAATCGGAAATTGGCCTGAAACAGGAACTTGGCGGCAACTATACGCGCGCCACCAATGCCATCGGTACGTTGTTTTCGCAGGCCCCGAAGGAAGTTGTCGGGCTGCTGCTTAACGGCCGCACGGCCGACGGGCACAAGCTCGGAGACCATCCGCTTATCGTTAAATGGCTGGCAGAGACGGCACTTGAACTGAACCCGGCCGCTTCAATGCAGGCGCCGGACGGCGATTCGATCAAGGCCATGGATGAGGAATTGGCCAATCTGCGCAAGCTCATGGCCAACGATGAGAGCGAGTATTGGGTTGGTCCGAAATCGTCCGCCAACCAGGCGCGTATGGCCGAACTTCTGGAAATGCAGGAAAAGATCAAGGCGCGTCGCGCCGCTTGACAATCCCTATTCGTTTCGGATATGAAACGATAACTACCGCCTTGGCGGACAGCTGCGTCAACCCGTCTTGATGACGGCCCGCACCGCCGCCGGGCAAAGAACCGCCAAGGTCTAGCCCCTCGGGGAACCGGCCGCCGGCCCGCCACACTGGCGTCAACCCGGTCCGACCAACCCGCCCGAGGTCAACCGAACCCAAGGCCATCAGCAACCCCAAACTCCGGGGGTATTTTGCTATGGCTGCAACAGCCTTTCGCACACAGTACATCGAGGAGTTCATAAACGGCTTTGAGGAGCGCGAATCGTGGCTGCGGAAAACCGTAACCACCAAGGCGCAAATCAAAGGGAACTCCGCCGTCTTCCTCGTCGCAGATAGCGGCGCGGCGGCTGCCGTTACTCGCGGTGCTGACGGTCTAATCCCCGCCCGCGCCGACAACCTGACGCAGAACACCTGCACCATTGTTGAATGGCATAAAGAAATTGTGCGACTTTGGAACTGGATAACAGGAAAGCTCTAGGCTAACCTGACGGAAGGATTTCTCAGCCCAAAACACAGAGCGGTTTGAGATGAATGAATCATTGATAAAGTATCTTGCGGGTTTGTTGGATGCCGATGGTTCTCTGTTTTTCGAGAAGCACACGGGATACGACGATCAAGTACGAATAAGCCTGAAGATGGACCTTGTGGCGGCGGACAGTATCGACCGGCATGGGTTTGTCGCTTCGTTACCGCAACTCACCGGACTAGGAAAAGTGCGCAAACGACACGACAAGTACACGGAATGGAGCGTTGGGCATCGTGCTCAACTCGAAATGCTGTTGCCGCGTGTCATCAAGCACATGGTCGTGAAAGCCAGACATTGGCAATGGATGCTGGAATTCTGGCGTGAGTGGAGGTCGCGGGAAAAGGGCCAAAAGTCGATGTCGGTTGCGGAGTGGGATACTCTCGCGGCGGCTTCGACGGAATCGCGTCGCAGCAAAGTCGGCCCACTAAAACCCAAGAACCATCCCACTTGGGCATGGCTGGCGGGCTTCCTGGATGGCGATGGCTGCTACTCGTTTCGTACAAGCAAGAACCACAACATGAGGCTAAGTGTGACGGCTCACGTTAATGATTTGAGTGTGCTGGAATTCCTTCAAAAATCTTTTGGTGGAACCATCCGGCCAAATTCGCGTGGCGACCATTTGCAAGTATGGTGGCGCGGGCTAGGTCCATCACATTCAAGTTTTGCACTTCGCTTCATTCCAAGGCTTGTGAAACATTCGCGTTTGAAAAAGCACAAGCTGGAACAGATGATTCATTTCCACCGGCAACGACTGAGTGTTCCAACTCCTGCGGGAGAAGCGACAGTCTGAATTACCATGTTTTGGTGATTGTGGATTTACCGCGTAAAACTTCGTTTACGGTAGACTTGTCTCAGGGCGATCAGCGTCAGATCATGCAACTGAATTCGATGGGCGTTATCAATCGCAAGATTGACGACGACATCATCGCGCAGTTGGATACGGCTACCATCAACACCACGCCGGCCGCGACGGCCAACGTGGCAATGGTGATGTCGGCACTGGCCGAACTGGGCCTCAACGATGTCAAACTCGAAGATGAAGACAACGTGTTCGGCATCGTGACCAATTCGTTCTGGGCCTACATGATGCAGACCACGGAATTCGCTTCTGGCGATTATGTCGACATGAAGTGGTTCTCTGGCCGCAACAAGCGCGTCTGGCGCTGGGCCGGCGTCAACTGGATCAGGCACAATCGCCTGACCGGCAAGGGCACCGCCAGCGAGAAGTGCTACATCTACCACAAGGACGCCATCGGTCATGCGATGGACAAGTCCCGCGTATCTTCGATACCTGGCTACAATGAGGAACAGGACTATCACTGGGTCCGCACCTCGGGCTGGTTCGGCTCGAAGATGCTTCAGAACAGCGGTGTCGTGCAGATGTTGCACGATGGTTCCGCGCATAACCTGAGCTAGGAGGGCAGATAAATGGCTACATATCATAGCGCAAAGCTGGTCCTCGTCACTCAGGGCATTACTGGTTACAAGTCCTGGGTCTATGCGGACACGGGTTCGCTCGTGACGGACATGGACGCTGCTGACTACTTCTCAAATGCGTTGGCGATGGGTGCCAAGGTGGGCGACACAATCGATTGTCGTGATCTGACAACGCCAATCAGTGTCAAGGGCCGCTTCTCTGCGGTCGATACCGGCGGCGGCACAATCGTCCTCGATACCGGCTGATCGATTTACAGCCGGACAAACGACAAGGCGGGCGGCCATTCGGTCGCCCGTTTTCTTTCAACCGCAAAGGTGGCAAATGCCAATCAAAGACAAGCGTATCCCGCAGGCGCGCGAAAGCGACATGCGCCGGCCAAATTCGGCATCAACCGTGCCGTGGTCCCTGATCCTGCCGGAAGGCCATACCGTCGAGGACACCCTACGCCCGGCCTACTGGTCGAGCATCGCGCGGTTCTTCGATGGCAAGTTTCACAATTTCATCGACGTGCTCAACGATGAACATTCGCTGTACGCCAGGCTCTATGTCCGGGCCGTGCAGGAAAACCAGATGATCGTCACCCAGATCGGCGAGACGCAAATCTTCGGTCCGGTCGCGGTTGAGATCGATAGTGCACTTGAACCGAGATGGAACGTCGGCAAGCGCGGTTATGACATCGTGCGCAAGGCTGACGGCATGGTCATTCAGGACGGATCCAAGTTCGGCGTCAAGGAACAGGCGCTGGCATGGATCGCCGATCATGTGAAGAAACTGGCGGCATAAGATGGCTACAAAACTCGGCCTCTACAACGGCGCATTGATGGAGATCGGCGCGGAGCGTCTGGCCTCGGCAACCGAAGCCAAGGAATCGCGCTATGTGCTCGATGTCGTATATGACAATGTGATCGCCGACTGCCTTGAGGCCGGGGACTGGAATTTTGCCATCCGTGAGGTCAAAGCGGCGGCAGATACGACGGTGACGGAAAACTTCGGCTTTTCGGAAACCATCGGCAAGCCGACAGATTGGGTGCGCACGGTCGGCCTGTCCGCCAACGAAAGCTACTGGCCGCCGCTGATGGATCACCAGTACCAGGACATGGTGAGCTATTGGGCAACTAACGTCACCCCGATCTACGTCAAATATGTGTCGAACAATGCCAGCTACGGACTGGACCTGACCATCTGGCCACGCTCGTTTGCCCGGTTTGTCGAGGTGGCGCTGGCTGAACGGATTGTGTTACGGATCAACCAGAATAGTTCGGATAAAGAGCGGCTGGAAAAGACCACCCTGCCGCGTGCCAGGCGGGATGCGCTGAACAAGGATGCCATGAACGAGGGCATGAAATTTAAGCGCGTCAGTTCGTGGAACAATGCCCGTGGCGGCGGGGCCAGCCGCGAGCGTGGCAACACGTCGAGCTTTACGGGTTGATGATGGTAACTCGCCGCTCGCTCTTTGGGGTAATTGCCGCAGTTCCCGTGCTTCCGTTCATGCAATGGAAAGAGCCGATTGAGACGGAACTAGCACAGCTTGATGAGCTTATGGGCGAAGATGTGGTTGTGTATTCCGGTGGATTGACTTCCGCCGGCCCGCCTATGGTAGCAAGCGAAGACTGGCCTATCGGCGCTGCGCGCCAGCC